ACGCCTGTGCGCTTACAAGTTGCAGATTGTTTTCCTGAGAAGAATAGTTGCCACTGCCAGAACCATTCAGAAGAGAAGACGCGATACCTAAATCTTCCGCAATCTTTTCTCCAAGGTTTGACTCATACTTCGTGTCAAAGATGTCTGTGTTGCTTGCTTCGATAGAGTTGATTTTTGTCCCAGCTGCGACAGAGAAGAACGAGATTCCGCCACGGTTGTTCTTTTTAAGAACAGCACCTTTAACAGCTTCATGCTGATTTCTCTGTTGCTCTTTTGTTAAAGCCGAAACACCCTTTTCTTTCCCTTCTGGGAAAGTCTGATAGATTATCCGATTATTGATTTCATCAAGGACGTTTCTCTTTGTGTCGATGAAATCGTCATTGTAAAGAATATCGTTTATAGCGGTAATAACAAGTGGTCTGCCCCATTGCTCATCTTTACTGCTCTTGATTTTGTGAACGATAGTCTTTGTGTTATCAAGGACAACCCATCCTTTGTGGACATATGTTTTCTTTGAATTGTAAGCATCGCGGATTTCTTTAGGATACTTCCGCAGCTTCTCCGCAGTAACTTCACCCTCGCCATTATCAAAGTAGTCGAGATTGAATGCTAACACATAAGAGGAATTCCTGATGCCTATAATCCTCGTATAGTCCACGGGCAGAGAAATGATACTCGCATTCATTCCGTATTCATTGATTTCAGAAATTCTTTCAACATCATAATCCGTCATGATTTTCTTTCTTGAATACGGTCTTTCAGTTGTTTCGAAATAATAGAATGCAACACCGTCAATCATTCCATTGAGAAGCGCGTCACGCACAAACTCTTTGTGTTTGATTGTGTTCAGAGTTGATTCCATCAGAGCAACATTTCTCTTTTTCTTCTGAACGCTGTCGCCATATGGAACAATTATCTTGTCCAACGTGGGGAGTGCGCAGATGTAGTCAATCGTGTTTGAGAGAATGCCGTTGCATCCGTATAACATGCGAGAGATATTTCTAAGAATCTCGTTGTTATTCATTGGATCACGAACGATTCCGCGCAGCTGTTCAGGTGTATAGTAATCGAAAATACTCGACAAACTAAAGTAGAACGCATCGTTTGGTGAAGTCATCCTATATGAACGATATGAGTTGTTCTCATAGGAATTGTCGGTTGTAGTGTTCTGTGGTTTTGCCGAATTATTTTCGTACTTCTTTGGCTGTTTTTTGTAACTTCGTCTATATTTAGAGGAAGTAGTGCTGTTCTTATTTCCCATTTAACTACCCCCTATATAGTTAAGCAGTTAATAACTTATTATTTAATATTGTATCTATATTGTTTTGATCCCAATACCATATTTCCAATAAATCAATACCATTATCTTTTGCGTATTGTCGTTTTCTGGAATCATGTTCACATTGAATGTTATAATTATTAATACCACCGTAAAAATCTACTGGAACATCATGTTGTTTACCTTGAAATTCTATCAATAAATTCTTACTTTCTATGTAAAAATCGTATGATAATTTTCTCCCACCAACACCTATTAATCCATCGAATCTCATCGAGCGTTGATAATCAATATTATTATCGTCTAAAAAATTCTTTATTTTCTTTTCACCTTTAGACGAAGAACAATGCGGACACCCTTTTCCTTCTAATAAGCTAAGAGGTTTAGGATGCCATATATTTCCACATTTTTTACACTTACATTCTATTGGAGTTTTCGCATTTTTGTATTCTCCTAACACCGTAATGTCTTCATTAACTTGTTCTAACGCTTGTATAAACGATTCTGTGGAATATTTTAGATTTTTTGCACAACTCGGACAACCATGCCCACTTAATAACATTGACGGATTTGCATCCCATTCGCATCCGCATATCATACATCTTGTTTTTACTTTATGTTTTGAAGAAATATATTCACCGATAATTTGAATATCCTTATTAATTGACATTATTTCTTTTACAAAGTCATCATGACTTTTCCTTTTTTTCTTACGGAAACATATTGGGCAACCACACCCATGCTTCACATTGTTCGCTATCGGCTCCCATATATAACCACAAGTATTGCACTTGCACTTAATGCGATTCAAAATTCCAGTGTATGTTCCTATTATTGTAATATTTGGATTAATACATTTAACATCATTCACAAATTCTTCGTGAGAAATTGGCTTGCGTCTACACATTATAATCACTCCTATTAATCACTCGTAAATATTTGTATTATTTATTGGTATAAAAAATAGCGAGTTGCCTAAACAACTCACTACTCTTTTTGTACTTATATGTCGAAATTCCTTCTTTACTTCTTTTAGCAAATGTATACCGTATCCCAACGGATTTTAGGAAATCAACCTCATCTCTCCATTGTGTCTGATATTCAACATCAAAACACTTCCTTATATCATTCTTATTCATATTAGTTCACAAAAACATCATATTCATACTCTTCGCTTGTGTTTATCAAATCTTTAGCCAACTCTGACGCAAACCAGCAGAGATAACTTACAGATGTATATCTATCTTTCCTATTCGAAGATGATTCTCTAAGCACTATAGCCCCTGTCTGTTCCTTCTTCTCGTATGTAAGTTCTGTTGCCTCAGATATAAGAGCCTGAGTTTCAAGGAACGGAGATTCAAAGAAGAATTGTTCATCGGCAGACGGAGAGTTAATATATTCATTGATGTTTGGCAGAATTGTTTCCTGCGCTTCTTGAAATGGAACAAGAAGATCAATTTTCTTGTTAGTAAGGTAATATCGAAAATTAATAGCAATATCGCTATTAAGTTTCTGAGAAGCATTAATTACATAAATCCTCGGTTCTGCACCCTCGAAGACTATTCGATTCGCAATCTTATCATCGTTCATACATGTAAGCGGAGCATACTCAATATCTCGCTCATCGTCATACATGATGTTTGCAAGCATGTCATAAATCGCAATCAATTTGTTATCCTATCAGCTTTTTATCCGATAGTTCTAACAGTTACTATTCCTGTTAGTTCAGCATATCTTTTGACCATGATTAAAAATAAACTCATCAATCTGTTCTTTGTTATTAAGTTTTCTGCCATACTCTCTATGAAAAGCTATATGGCATTTATCGCAAAGTGTAATTCCATTATTTATGTCGTAACGCAAATCTTCGTAGTCGTTCCAATTAAAAATATGATGCGCATTGAGAGTAACGCGATTTCCTTTAGTATTTTTCGCGCCACAACATTGACATGTATAATTATCTTTTTTATAAACACTCTTTTTCCAATTCAAGCATTCTAAAGATAATCTTCCATCATATTCATATGAAACACCACCTTTCCAATTTGGATTATTTTCTCCTTTTCTATCCCAAATCGCCAAAGGACTTTTCACTCCATATCTTTCTAAACAAGTGGCACGCACTTTTTCTTTAACATCATCCGAAGCTGTTGGCGCTATACCACCATAGCGTTTCATGTTTGTTTCTGCTACCTTCTTACGTATTTCAGGATGTGATGATGGATTTTCATAACCGTATTTTTTGAGGCTGGTTTCTCTTTGTTTATTTCTAAATTCTTCTATATCCATCGGATTAGATGTGCCATATTTAGAAATCATACTTTCTTTTGCTTTAATGCGCTGGCATTCTTTACAGGCATCTTTGTGCAAATCATTCTTTTTTGATTCACTAACATAGTTAATCCATTTTTTCTTAATTTCAGTTCCGCAGTAATCACACTTTACAATCACTTCCGCTTTACTGTAATCTGGTAAATCATTAACATTTACTTCAAACTCGTCTTTAATTTTTGTAAAAACATAACCAAGTGCTGTATATCTTTTCTTGTTTTTGGAATTCCATTTTATCTTTGCTGTTTTACTTAATAACATTGCCATCACTCCTTATGATTAAAAAAGACGAGTTATAAACTCGTCTAAAAGGGTGGCAATATTTGATTGTATTATTATAATTTTAGGTCGTGCGGACTCTTGGTTGGATTATATTCTGTAATGTTAATTAATATATACAAAACACATGAGTGTGTTAATAATAATAAACATCACAGTATCACCAACTATGCGTTGCGTGTGACTACGCTTTTAAACGCAGCCTTCCACTCTGATTAGCATTTCAGCCTCCCAGATTTCTTCCGCACTAATACATAATATGTTTCCATATTAAGCGGCATTTCTACCAGCGTTTCGCATATCCAAAATCAGGTAGTCGGCACTGAAATCTTCATACAACTGCCTAATTCTTAACGCTTGCTTTGTCAAATCTCCACCTTGTATACTTTCAAGATAGTGTATCTTGCTTCTGTAACCATTACTAATTTCAACATCCGTTTCATCGGATCCTCTTGTAAATCTTGTATATTCAGGTATCAACCTTGCGCATGTGAAAATAGAGTTATCGTTTTTCTTGTTTTCAATAAACGCCATATCACATGAAACCACTCGTATCTCGCCTTTTTGTTTTGGAATATCAAACTTATTTTTCTTGCCAAGTCGAACATCTATATTATTCCTTGGGTAGAACGGTTTCTTTAATACCTGATTTTGTTGTAACATTAAATATGTAAAGTAAGCAGAAACATTTTCCTTTACTCGCTCATTCAAGAACTCTATGCGCCAAGTAAGATCGTCTTGTTTCTTCTTTTCTTTCCGTAGTTGCGTAAGACTCTTTATGCCGTGTTTCAAAACTACGGCTTCGTCAAATGCAAGCAGTACAGAAGTACCGCCACCCAACATGTCGTCATATGCTTGGTCAACTAAATTCCACATCCAGTGACCGTTATCAAGCCAACTCGAAGATATATAAATATCGACAGCTTCATCGACAGCGCCTTTAACATCTGCGTATTCAGCGACATATGGTGCTTGTCTGATAATCTGGAAAGGAGAAAGTACGGAATCATCGATTTGCTTATTCATTTGCCGAAACTCCTCCCTGACAAGAATGTTTGAGCGATTTCCTCTGCCGTTATCGCTGGCAGTAACAACTTTAATTTCACTACCGCTTCTAAATTTTACAACCGCTTCATCCTGTCCAGTTTTAATACTGACAATCTCTTTTGCCAACATAGGATATTTGTCCCGTAGTTCTTTTGAAATCTTGTCTGAGATAATCAGCTTCGATTGTCCTTTAGTTGCCGAACTTATGACAACTTTTGAGTATGGCTTTATGATACATATGCAACATGCGTATATTGAAATGATAAATGACTTTGCAGCTGCGCGACATGCAACGATGACGCACAACTGACAAATTCCCATCATGTAAAGTATTATCGCTTGGTATAAGTGTAGTCGTATTCCTAAATAATCCATTGCGAATCTATGCAAGTTTCTGCGGAAGAATGTATTCCACAGAAAGAAGTGATGCATGTTAGATTCATTATTCAGGAAGTGACCTTTTGGCATTTTTTTGTACAGGTCTTTTTGTTTGTCATCAGCATATTCGTAGATGGCAATCTTCAATTTTCTTGCAGAGTAACTACTCATTCGTCATCCACAAAATATTCTTCGTCACGATCCGTTGTGCCAAATTTCAAATTCTTCAACGGGCGAAGTAACATTCTTTTAAAATAATCGCCAAGCCCATCAAAATCTTTATAAAGTTTCTTGTCTTTATAATATTCTTCTGGCGTATACTGACTGACCATTCGAGAGAAGTCCCCCCATCTGTCGTCACTACCGTCAATGGTCTCGGTCGTTGTTTTTAGTCCTGCCTGTACAAATGTTTTTCTGTATGACTCTGTTAGTTTGATATAGTCATCAGTTCTGCCGTTTTTCATTGCAGCAACCTGTTGCATCTTTGTCTGGCAAAGATCCATGATGAATATTTCCTGATTGCTATCGCAATCGGGGTTTGACTTTTTCAGATAACGATAATGTTCTTCCAAAGCCTTGTAATCTTCATCAGAGAATCCTGCCCCCCATCTCGCCTTAACACTTTCAGGAATAGTCGAAACGGGTTCAACCTCTTTGTTGGACTGCATCGTGGATGGTTCTTTCATATCAAAAAAGAACCCTTCACGCAAAGTATCTTCAAACGTCTTGTTCTTATACTGCGCCATTGTGTTCAACTTCTGCATATAATTGCTGATTGAAGGACTTGCGTTGTTTTTGTAACATGCGTCCACAATTTTGTCTGAATAGTACATATCGTAAATCATGCATATCCGCTTGATTGCAAGATATATACTTTCATACATTCGTAAATATCTATCGTATAACAGTGCAAGACAGTCTTTGCATATTGGCATATAACCATTTATGCCATAGACCAGACTGTTACTCCTGTAGAAGCCTTTCGGATCCTCGGTAACAATTCCGCATCTATGGCAAGAATATGTTAGTTCTTGCACTGGCATCATTTTTCTTGCCAATACGCTACCTCGCTTTGTAACAACTACTGTTTATATTCACAAATAACCACGTATCAATCCAACGTGCGCCCTGAGAGAGAATCGAACTCCCATATAACGGTTAACAGCCGTTTGTTCTACCTTTGGACTATCAGGGCAAAAGTGGGAGAATAGTATTCTCCCTATTTATAGAATCAGTCGAGCATGATAGCCTTTTCGATAATTTCAGGAAGATTATCCATGACGTATTCAAGAATGTCCGCAAAATCGCATTCAGAATCCTCATCGTCTTCATCGAAAAGCATACATTCTTCGCAACAGCCATCGCACTCTGCATCGGCATCAATCTCAAATTCCGCGCAATCGCAATCTTTTAGCGCTTCAAGAATTTTGCTGTTGGCATCTGAGTGAATCAGTGCGATACTATTATCCGCACGATAGTAGCCAGCATCATGATATTCATTCTTTTCATGCCATGCAGGTTCAACGTTCACTTCGAAATTTTCATCTACGCTGACATAGTATTCCTTGTTGTATCCGTTCCATTGTGGATTATTCAGTTCGATATTTCCGAAATCAACTTCCTCTATACCGCCAAGCATTTGAAGAAGCCGTTTGGCATCGTCATAGAACAAGACTGCATAAACGATGGTGTTGGCATCTCTTGCCATCTCGCACATACATACTGCAAGGTCTTCATGTGTCTCGAAACTAAGCTGTATATCATTCATCATATTTTTCACGTCCCTCATAAACGCCAGTCTTTGCAGCCTTTTTCACAGGAATGCTCAACTTGCATTTTGCCGACTTCACGGCTTCAAACTCTTCGTACTCGCCCGTAAGTGGGTTGTATCCTTTTCTCGGTTTCCTATTTGTGACTTCAAAAGTGCAAAATCCTCTGAGTGACACGTCTTCGCCATTCGCAAGGCATTCCGTGACAACATCTTCCATCGTTTCAATAACTCTTCGGCAATGATACTCAGGGAGATTAAGCCTGTGTGAAATCTCCTTTATCAATCCTGATTGTCTCATTTTGAATCACTCTCTCTTTTAATCGACTTTTACATCGTATATACAAATAAGCCCCTCATCGCCAACAACTGTAATTGTCTGTTCGGGGCGGTTCTTTAGTCTTCTGTCAAGGCAGTAGTTATCTGAGCCAGAAACGCAGCCTGACTGTATAACTTTGGCATCATACACTGTCGTCAAAGCATTCGTATGCCTGTGTCCCATCAGAACAATGTCTGGCTTCATCCCGAATATCATCGTGAACCTTTGAACAACATTGCTCGGTTCATCCTTGTCACCGTGGACACCGAACACATGACTTCCACGCACATCGAATATTGCAACATCACAATCTTTCTTGTTATCCTCGATAGAAATATTCTGATAGTTTTGCAGACTTGCTTTAAGATAATGCGGAAGAAGAACGTCAAAGTTCTCGCCACGTAAAGAATGTTCTTTGTTGGCAACTACTCTTGAATGATTGCCGGGGGTTGTATAGACGAATACTTTATCAAACTTATTTGATACTTCTGCAAGAAATTCAGACAGCATAGAAGACACATAGATGAACTGCTCAACAATATTTTCGTTATTTTCGATCCTGAGTTCTGGATGGATAAGTCCTGACAGAATCTCGCCAATCACAACATAGCAATTCTGCGAATCATGTCTTTTCTGAATCTCGAAAAGTTGGTCTAAATATTTCCAAAGTCTTTCACGCAGTATAGACATATCAAACTTGTTATACCAGTGGTCTATCTCAATTCCTGCGTGCAGGTCGGTGATATGGCACAAAAGGTCATTATCGGTTGACCGATAATTTTTTTCTTTGTATTCAAATTTCAGAGGCTCGACATTTTGGAGTTGTTTTGCAACCATGCCAATGTATGATTCTTTTCTCGCCTGTTCGCGAAGAGCGCGGTTCAACTCCGTCCGCTCATCTGAAAGTTTTTGTTTTTCCATCTGCAAGGCGTGCTTGGCTTCTAACAATTCCTTAATGCGTTCATCCTCGGACGTATATTTATTAAATACGCCAGCATTAAAAAGTTTGAGCGCACACTGATAGAGTTTTCTGTATGCAGATTCACTGCGATATTCGGATTCATCCTCTCTAAATTCGTAGTTCATGATTTCCGCAATCTCTTTCCAGTCAAGGTTAATCAACCCAGAATCTTTAGCCTGTCCAAGACGCCACAGATATTGTTCTTCGTTTTCCCCAGAATTTCTGCTTAAACTCTTATCTAACATCTCGTCCCCTTAAAGGTCTACATCGCCTGAGATGTAATAACCTGTCATGTTATTCTTCGTACAAAAATCAACAATCTTTTTCTTTACGGACGCATCCGTTGTGTATTCCAAGAGGAATGTTTTGATTCCATGTCTCAGCAATCTCTTCATGTATGATTCATACCATTCATTCATCTCGGCAGTCTGCTTTCCAAACTTACCTTTACCGTCATAATCCTTGATTAAGCTGATGACTTCTTCTTGGGTAACACCGTCTATAAACGAAATTGATTTATGATCCTTATCCGAATCCATAAGTTTTGAAATGTACTCTGAACCACCATTGACCATGACGAATCCGCCAAGCGCCTTGATTGATTTCAAAACACTCGTAATAGCGTTGTACATTTCAGAACTCTTATGGTATTCGTAAACGTCCAGATTGTCGCACCACCACCCATCAAAGCCCATCGCTTTGATTTCTTTCGCTCTACTGGCACACCACTTTCTTGCCTTTTCTTCTCTTAAATCGAGATACCATTCGTGATGCCAATCTTCTAATCTGCTTAGACGGAATGGCTTTAATGTGCTGTAATATGGACGCTCATCAGAAACGGAGCCAACTGAGATATAACCCAACAGCATGGCTCCGTGTTTCTTTAGCTTTTTGATTTCCTCTAAGGTATAATCCTCTGGCTCGATGACTAATATCTTGTTAGACCTTGCATCATTCTCGGTAGCTTTTGTAGTAAGCATGACTTTGTAGCCAGAAGTTTGAGTCTCGGTCTTTTCTTCAATGATTGTCGCAGTAGGAAAGATTTTTCTTACTAATGCAAGAGTCTTCTTCGCATTATTTTCATCTCGGAAAGCACCGCATTGTACTCTATACAGAATGCCGAATGGGACGATAACACCGTTAAACCCAGCATCCTTAACTTTCTTTAACTGTTTATTTGCATTGGCAAGGTTCGCATAGGAACCCACCTGAACTTTGTATAGAATCTCACTCATTTTTTCAAAACCCCTTTTCTTAGCGTGCGGTTATAGTCCGCCGACTCATGGAAACGGGTTTTGGGTCTCCGTTCCGACCGTTAAGTTATTTCTTAAAAGTTGCACTAATATTCTTCTTTGACGAAGAAAGAGTCATAGTGTTGCCAATACAATCTATGTAAATATCACCGTTCTCATAATTGCGTGCCACGATAGCGCCAACTGATTCAAAGCGTTTACGAGTCGTGCCACGTCCAGACTGTTCTTTATGGTGATAATTCCAAAATGCAATTTTCGGGCTGATAGCTTTGCAGAGTGTGTTATTACAAGCGTTGGCATCACCGTGCCATTGAATCTTGAACACATCTGCTTTGAGGTCTGCGATCTCTTTACACAAAAGATTATTCGCCTCATTCTGCAAATCACCTGCCGTATGATATTTCCAGATACCATCAAGCGTGAAGACAAGGACGACAGACAAGTTATTGACGAAATGGTGGTCGTCATGCTCATACAGCTGGTTTGCTGATGCTTGCCAAATACAATCGCACTTGATTTTGCCAATCTCAAATGAACTGCCCTTTTTCAGATAAGCGCAGTTAATTCCACGCTTCTTTGCTTTATTCTCCTGATTCTTGATTGCATTTCCATAGGACTTCTGATATTTGTTGAGTTCCGTGCAATCGGGGAGATATAATGCCCCAACTTCAAAGTTGTCGAATACAGCAGTGAGGAATCCGTAATGGTCTCCGTGAGCGTGAGATATTACTACCGCGTCAATCTTTCTGACGCCTGCCTTTTTTAGTTTATTGATGGTATCGCAACCATTCATTCCAGTGTCGATAAGTATGACATGTTCAATATTGTCATCCTTGTCGTATTGGATAATGGCTGTCGCATCGCCATATTTCTCTTCACAGGTTTCAGTGAACCATATTCCCCAAATGCGGATCCTCGGATGCCCCACAACGGATTCCTGTTTTTCGGGAACTATCGGTTCTTCCTGCTTAACGAGATATTCAACGATGATTGACTTGAAGCCAAAATTTTTCAGCTTCTTCTGCATATTCTGAGCGTTCTCAATCTTCGAGTAAGCGCCAACCTGAACTTTATACAGTTTCCCAGACTTGACGAGAATCGGATTGAAACCCTTCTTTTTCAGCTTTTTAAGCACATTGTTCGCGTTGGCTTTTAAGAGATAAGCGCCAACTTGGACTCTATATAAAACCACACTTGCCATTAGTTATCCTCCAAGACTGTCGCCTTGCTGATTTTGCTTTTGATAATTTTACTGGCAAGACTGTCCGCTTCTTTCTTTGATTTGATTCCGTAAATTGCAACTTTATAAAGCGTATCTATCTGTTTTACACAAACACCGAATCCAGCCTTTTTTAATTTGTTAGCAAGTTTATCTGCATTTGCTTTAACGCCGAATGCACCACATTGAACCTTATATTGTTTAATTGGTTCGCCGCTCGGAATACTTCCAACTGCTATATTCCTCTTTGCAAACTTGTTGTAAAATTCATTGCCAAACTGTGCACGCTGATTCCTGACAGAATTACCCTGATTGGCAGGTTTCTCAAAATCAGTCAGCACAATAGTAGATGCTTCATAAACGCTCTTTGCGTTCCTGAGAACATTCATTGTCTTTGTGTACCGTTGGAGTTCGATCCAAAGATATTCAAGCTGCATGTTCAGGTCTGCAATAGAAGCGCCTTTCTTTTTTGCGTAATCGTAGAGTGCTTCTTTACGAGTATGCCAAGTCCACTGTGCAAGCCCGATACCTGCGCCATCGTTGGCAAACTTACTCCTTGAATATGTCCCATTGTCAACCTTCTTGACATATTCTGTGTCAGAACCAAGTTTTCTCTCGAAAGAGTTTTGAAGATTATCGGGACGGAGATTGCTCTCGGCTTTCAGATTCCCCATAAGACCTGCAACAGCGAAATCATTAAAACCTTTTGCTTTGAAGAAGTTCCAGATAATAGCGTCATTGTCTTTTGTTTCAACAAATGTTGAACCAGCAATAGCAGGTTTGCCTGTATTGTCAGAATATGCTTCGCCATTCACATTTGACTGCATATTATGGTCTTCTGCACCCTCTGATGAATTCAATCGTTTTGTGACCTCATCTGCTATTTTGCCAAGACGGGCATAGAGCCAGTCACCCGGACAAGACTTATTAGCAAACCACCTATGCACAGTGATAATCATCTCATTGCTTTTAGGCTCATAGTTTAGAGATTTATTTTTATCCCCAAACCAAATCAGTTTATCTTTGCCATTTCTGTGGCAAATATCTGCACACAGGTCAATAAGCCTGTTATATACTTTATCGTTCATCCAATACGGATGTTTCGTATCCGATGCACATTCAATCGTAACTGCACGTTGGTCATTAGAATTTGAACTTGTGCACCAACTTCTATTCTTCTCTTCGACATACATACCGACTCGCCCATCTTTGTCGATTCCGTAATTTGAACTCGCTTCTCTTGAAGAACTTGCGAATACATTTCCAAGTGATTCTGCGGTTAACTGACCGACAACACAGTGAGGCGAAATACGATCAATGGCATGTGTCCTTTTCCCCGAATGATTCGGACTTAGTTTCGTGTAAACAACTAACGGACTATTCGTATATCCCATAATGAGTCCCCCTTTTTAAATTTAAACTAATCAATATTACTTTGCGTTATTTAGCGACAGCAGCAGGATTTGAACCTGCGGAGCCGTTAAGCCCTCTGGTTTTCAAGACCAGTGCATTAAGCCTCTCTGCCATACTGTCATTTATTTGAGCATTTAAAAAGAGCAAGCAACGCTTGCCCTTTTACAAGGGGCGCACCCGATACAACCAACGGCAAATACCGAATGCGCCAGAAGAGAGACTAAGAAAGAGATAAGAATGAAGAACGGTATATCTCTATATATACCATATAAGGAATTAAGTTAAGTATGGGGACATATTATGCGTCTTGTTTTAATCTTGCACGTTGCATTCTTTTTTTCTCCCTTTCGTGTCTACGCTTTTCCTCGGCATAACAACTTGGACACCGAATCGTCCTCGACCTCATTTTCACGACAAACTCTTCACCACAATCAACACAATACTTGACTTTCATCCCATCCTCAACAGGTGGCATACAGTCATTGCAATATTTTCTTGTGTTATTTTTAGAGCCTTTTATCAAACGTCCGCACTCTGCGCATCTGACATAATTCTCCCCAAGATACTTTAGGTATTCATACCCCAATTCTCTATAATCAGTGATAGAAAGAACCTTCTCTGATTCGTTGTCGATAAAAGTTACCCTGTTAGCCAGATTACCCGTCTGCTTTGGGAATTGTAATAGACCAAGCACCATTAAATCGTGTAACATGAAGTCTCTGTCTGGTACACTCCGTTTTACTCGTGCAAGTTCGAAGATTTCCTTCGCGTCATTATTCACCCAGCCGTTGTTTTTCTCGTTTCGCTGATTCCGCAATTTCGCAAGACACAGGAGAGTGAAGATGACTTGCTCCATGTCCCTGTTGCCAATCCCTTGAATAGTTTCAAGTTCCGACTTCGTGATCCATACGCAGTCATCTTCATACAGTTTTTGTTTCGGCGCTCTCTTTGCAATCCGCTCAATCGTATCTTCCCACTGCAACTTACTTGCTATGTATCGCAGATAATAGTTCTTCCGCATGTAGGCGTTCAGGAAGTCCTCGATTGCCTGACGCTTGTATCCCTGAACATGACAGAGATACTTTGCAATCATGTTCAGTGTGGCATACGGCTTCTCATCCATCTCGTTATTTTTCAGGCAGTGTTCTTCTACGTAAGTTTTTTCATTCAATACAATCATCATCGCCCTCCACGTTTATTTCTACGGAAATCATATCAAAAGTTTCCCCACCAAATTCGAACTCAGTTCCGCCACGTTTCGGGAATGATATAACTCCTTTCTGTTCAATCAGATTATCTACTATCGCATCGCCAACAATGTCCCATGCGAACTGCTTCATGTTCTCGTCCTGATAGCACAGGTCAAGGATGATGTCACACAGTTCTTTTTCATTCGGGCAAATGGCTCTACACTCACCCCTGAACTTCTCTGTGAACAATTCCTTTGTGTATCTCAGGTCATCACCGTCATAGCCAGAAGAAGACATCTTCTGCCTGAAAGATTCGAGTTCGCTCTTGTAGGCGTCATAGATTCCTGCAACTTCGTTGAAACTCTTTCGTGAATATTCGACATGGCATTTCAATATGTCGTAGTCGAAATCGTAATCGTCAACGTTGTTGCCAATACGGTTAGGGAATGCGTCTTCGAAAATCCAGCATATCCTGTTTATGACGCAAGGGTTCATGCCGACACACATACCTTTTTCGTAATATTTCAAATACTCCCCCACACCGTCTGCGGAAGGGTCTAAATCTCTCAGGCTGTCCACGTTGAACTTTTTGCGGACATCGTGTTCACAGTTTCGCTCCCAAGAGAGATAGTCTTTGCGGAGATGTGGATAGACATAAGTCATGAAGTACGGCTTGTGCGCAGCTATGATGTTTGTATTGAGTTTGTGTTTCTCAGGATCCTCTTTGGATTCGTTTTCTCGGTTTGCAGATGTTGAGTACCAGTAAGGGGGCATTGGTTTGGCAATAATACCTTTTATTCTCCATGATACTTCTGGTTTCCCAAAAGTGTAGACTATATCTTCACCTTGTCGCATGACAAGGGCAAGGCACTTCCCACAATGGAATTTCGCCATTGCAGTATAGACTTCATCCTCTGCGTGAGAGGGTATGTCTTAGTCGTTTGACCTTCCACAACATCGCTGTCGTGGCTTGGCACTGGATTGTCTTATGTATTACTTATACGTCTTTCCATCTTCTGTAAGTTGCGATATTATATACAGTTCCTCTTGGCATACCAAATAATTGTGCGATTTCTGTGAGACTTTTGTTACCCTCTTCGTTTAAACGCCTGATTTCTTTAACTTGCTCAACAGTATACTTAGCACCATTCTTATTTCCTTTCATGTGCGCCTTTAAAGATTCCCTACCTTCTGGTGTTAATTGAGCAGAAGCAAGTCTATCCCTAAATACCTGACGTTCTTCTTCCGACATTTTTGCAAATCTCGCTTTCTGTGATTCAGACATCTTTTTCTTTGTCTTTTCACTCGCTTTGCGTCCAGTCATGTTGATTCGGTTCTTTTCGCCAATCTTTCTTCTCGTTTCTTCTGGAAGATGTCTACCTCTGTATGCTCCAATAGAACCGCCATCGCCAATATTGTATGCAAGACCTAACTCTTTGTATTTTTTAATCTCTTCGATTTCACGTTGGTTGACATATTCAAGATCCTTTCCTGTGCAGTCATCAAGTATTATGTATTCAAAATTATCGACTCCATACTTGTTTATTTCACTTCCCAAATTTGGGTTAGCACAGTATCCACCCTTTATGCTTGCTTTGTGGCAATCCCATCTATCCCCAAAATTATTTACAGTCTTGCCAACGTAAATCATTCCATTTAACTTATTGCGTATTCCGTAAATTCCATATCTCTTATATATACTCATAACATCCTCTATGATGATATAAGCAATACACTTAGATTCCCCAGTTAGCCAACTAACAAATTATCAT